ACTTCTCTTCCTTTTTGTTCTAACTCTACTTTAGTCATATCTTTTAAATCTTTCTTCTGTGATGGAGTAAACCATCCGTTAAGCCATTCAAACATTTGTGTTCTCCTCAGTTAATTAAACCATTCTTTAAGTTCTTCGCCCATTACTTTACTTGCTATATCCATCTTGTTACGCAAAGACTTAACAATCTTTTCATCAATTGTTTTCTCAGCAATAAGATCAATGTAAGTAACGTGCTGTGTTTGGCCGATGCGGTGGCACCGGTCTTCTGACTGCATGCGTACTGCTAAGTCAAAACTGTTTGCAAAATACACCACTGTGTTTGCTTCGGTAAGAGTAATACCATACCCTCCTGTCTGCGGATTACCTATAAAGAATCGCGCATCACCTTTTTGAAATTGTTCTATTGCCTGACTTCGGTCTTCATCAGTTGTATCCCCAAAGTAAGTTACCGTGGACGAGGGTCCGTATACCTTTGTCAATTCAGCATGAATTCTTTTTATGTCATAACGAAAGCGAGACCAGATAATAACTTTACCTGATACATCCTCCAGGCATTGCATTAACTCAGGCAAGCGGTTGTCTTTTATTTCTACTATTTCTCCTTCATCCGTTTTAGAATGCCCGGACAATACTTGTTGCAAACGTAAAAGTTGCGTCATGACATTGGGTGCCGTCATGAATTCGGTATCACTTAAATAAGATAAAGCGTATTCTTTTATCTCCATATATATCCGCGATTGATCGGGAGTCAGTTGGATATAACGTTGTGTATAGATTTTTGATGGTAGGTCTAAACATTCCGACTTCATGATACGCGAAGAAAATGTTTTTAATAATTCGGCTAACGCGTCAAGGTTTCTGTAACCTACTATTAAGTTAAAAGAATGTGTACCCATCGTACGTTTTTTCATAATAGCGTAACGGTATTGGTACTGATAATAATTGTCACCAACATCTCCTAATAACTTAGGATCTAAAAAGTTACATTGCGCCCAGAGATCCATGGGCGATTGTGTAACAGGAGACCCCGTAAGAATTCTTTTATATTTGGCGTGCCTTCCTATCTTTATAATAGCTTTAGTACGACGAGCCTTTGGACTTTTAATAGTTGTCGATTCGTCTACTGCAAACATAGCCTTTGATTTTTTTAAAACCTGTTCCAAGAACCGTGTACCTTTGACGGTTGATAAAGCTTCTACATTCATTACCAATATGCGCAAGGTTTCTGATACGTTAGGAACTAAAAAAGATTCCAATTGTTTTTTCTGTTCACGTTTAGGAGTTGATGACCACATAGCTATGTCACGTTCGATACGATCAGGAAGATGCGTAGGTATTTCTATGCGCGCCCAATTGCGATAAACTCCTTTTGGAGCAACGACTACAAAGGTATCAATGTGGTTTAACTCGTAGAGAATGCCTGCATTATCGATGCAGACTTTAGATTTTCCGGTACCCATCTCCATGAAGTAGGCCCAATTCAAAGCTTTCCATGAAAGTTTTAAAACGGCTGCTTGATGGTCAAAAGGTTTTGTCTTAAACTCATAAGACATATTTCTCACTTTCTTTATAATTTCTTATTAATATAAACAGAATAATTGTAATAAGTCAAAAAAATAGTTTACAAATAAAATTAATGAGAGTAACGTAATAAAACGTTAACAAGAAAGAGAGAACTCAATGGCAAACAAAGTCTTTGTAGCACAAGAAAATCCCCGCGTAGATATAATATCTGCAACGAAATGGGGGGAATTAATTCCTTTAGCAAATTATAATGATCAACTTCATTTAAATACAGGTCGTTTAGTTGCGCAGATAAAGCGTAAACTAAAAGGTTTTGATGATGAGGATTGGTTATTAGCTATCGGGGACCCCGCTATAATAGGAGTTGCTTTTGCCCTTGCTAGTGATTTTAACTCAGGTAGAGTTAATATTTTAAAATGGGATAAGATTGAACGTATCTATTACCCTGTTAAGATATCTATCCGAGGAGGAATCGAAGACATTAACCTTTAACCTGAAGAGGATATACTATAATGACGGAAAAGAAAATCGATGTTTGGAGTGAGATTACAGCTGATGCAGATGCATTTAACAGTGTAACTACGGACGGAGGACAAGAGCTAAGTCAATTAGTACGAACAGCTTCCGCTATAACTAAGGACATCAAAAACTTAGAAGAACAAGTTAAGCTACAGAAAGCTAAGAAACAGCAGTATGAGTTTGATTTGATCCCTGCAAAAATGGCCGAGATGGGCATAGATAAGTTAGAGGTAGACGGTAACACCGTTTCTTTAGCTACATTTGTGCAAGCCTCGATGCCTAAAGATCCAATAGATAAAGAACGTGCTATTGGTCATTTACGCGACATTGGCGCAGAGGATTTTATAAAGAATCAAGTTCAAATATCTTTTGGTATCAACCAAGATAATTCGGCTCGCTCTCTGCAGGCGGAACTTGAAGATAAAGGGCACGACACCACTGCACGAACATGGGTAGAACCATCGACGTTAAAGAAGTTAGTGCGTGAGCGTGTGGAAGCTAATCAACCAATTGACCTAGAATTGTTTAAAGCATACGTAGGTCAAACAGCTAAAATTAAAGGGGGAAAATAATATGGCTGAAAAACTACCAGATCTAATGAAAGCATTTGAGTCCGACGTAGGAAGTGGATTTGAAGAAGTAACATCTTCGGATATTCAAATTCCTTTTTTAAGATTAATCCAGGCACTTAGCCCGCAACTAAAAAAGTCTGATGCAGGTTATATAGAAGGTGCTTCTTCTGGAGATATCTTTAACACTGTAACCAAGAAGACATGGGATGGAGAAAAAGGTGTTGTTGTAATACCTGTGTTTTTCCAACTTAAACTTCTTGAATTTATACCACGTTCTCAAGGGGGAGGGTTTGTATCTGAGCTTTCGCCTACTTCTGATGATGTGCGTAAAGCCGTGCGTGATCAGGATTCAGGTCTTGAGCTTTTAGAAAGTGGTAATGAGTTAGTGCGTACAGCTCAACACTACGTAAAGATTGTACATGATGACGGCAACTTAGAGAATGCTATTATTGACATGAAGAAAACCCAACTGAAAAAGTCACGTCAGTGGATGAGTATTATGACAATGCAAAAGCATAATGGTAAAACGTTGCCTATGTTTGCTAACACTTATCGTTTAAAATCTGTTGAAGATGGTAATGATAAAGGTTCTTGGAACTCATGGTCTATAAGTCATGAAGGACAAGTGTCTACTATGGAAGCTTATGAAGATGCGAAAGCATTACATACGAGTGTCAGCAGTGGAGAATTGAAGCCCGCTCTTCCTACTGATACCGACGACGTTCCATTTTAGAGAGGATAGCCCCCATTTCTCCTTGTAGATGGGGGCTTCTTTACGATGGAGCAAGCACAAAAATTTTTAGAATTATTCCGGGGATTTAGTAAAGCCCACGGACAAACTGAGGTTATGAACTCTCAGAAGAATGGTAAACAACAAGCTAAGAGTTTTATTGTTAGGGAACCGTTAACCGTAGAGCTTGTTCAATTGCACCTAGAAGGAAAGAAGGGTGTAGGCAGTATACCCATAGATGAAAATAATCAATGCTTATTTGGCGCATTGGATATTGACGAATACGATTTAGACTTAGTAAAATTATTTAAGAAAATCAAACAGTTAAGGCTACCGTTGACCGTGTGCCGGTCTAAGTCAGGCGGTGCCCATTTATATATATTTTTAAAAGAAAAAGTTTCAGCAACAGAACTTAGGGATAGATTGTCAGAGTTTGCATCTGCTTTAGGATATGGTCAATGTGAGATCTTTCCTAAGCAAGAAGAGGTTATAGTAGAACGTGGTGATGTAGGAAACTTTATAAACCTTCCATATTTTAATTTTAAGTATACAACACGATACGCTTTAAATGTAGAGGGCGATGACATAGGGTTTGAAGAATTTTTACATAAAGCAGAAAAAAATAGAATTACATTAGAAAAATTAAGAGACTTACAAGTAGGAGTGAGCGAAAAGATATTACCTCAAGGTCCTCCATGTTTACAACAACTTACTGAATATGGAGTGCCTGAAGGGGGTCGTAACATGGTTATGATTAACGTAGGACTGTTCTATAAGATGTCAAGTCCAGAAGCGTGGAAAGATTTATTAGAAAAACATAATCAAGAATATTGTACGCCACCATTACCTGCAAAAGAAATGGTAACCATACAAAACCAATTGGAAAAGAAAGAATATTTTTATACATGCAAGCAAGAACCTTTGCGTAGTCATTGCAACAAATCTATGTGCCGAAGCCGTAAGCATGGCATAGGAAGTAGCCAATCGTTTCCTACCATTGGAGGATTGAGCGTTGTAGAATCTGAACCACCCGTTTGGTTTATTGATGTAGATGGATCACGTTTAGAATTAAGTACACGTCAACTGCAGATGCAGGTAGATTTTCAGCGCGCGTGTATGGAACAAATGTATAAGATGCCTGCGCGTATGAAAGATGCGGATTGGCGAGAGATGATAGATGTTTTGTTAGAAACAGCAACGCGTATTGCCGTACCAGAAGAGTTAACACAAAAAGGACAGTTCCAAGAACTACTTGAAATGTTTTGCACCGCACGTCTGCAGGCAAGAAGTCCAGAAGAAATTATTACCGGCAAGCCGTGGACAGAGGAAGGCTATACATATTTTAAGTTGAGTGCTTTACAAGAATTTTTAAAGCGTCATAACTTTACGATTTATACACGCGGTCAGATCACAGAAAGATTAAAAGAAATGAACAGTGGCGGAACAGCTGACAAGCAGTTTCGTTTTAAAGATAACAAGGATAAGTGGCAAAGTGTCCGGTGTTGGTTTATTCCTGAGATTAAAAAAGGTGAAGTGGATCTTCCTGCTGTTACATTTAAGAACGATGAGGAACCACCCTTTTGAAAATCGAAAAGACTATACTAGGCCCTCCAGGATGTGGCAAGACACAAACAAATTCTAATCTTATTCAAGGATATATTAAAGAAGGTATAGAACCACAGCGTATAGCCTGTGTATCTTTTAGTAAGAAAGCCGCAAGGGAAAGTAAAGAACGTGTCTGCAATGATTGGAACATACTAGATGAAGACCTACCTTATTTCCGTACGTTACATTCTATGGCGTTTGGTTCTTTAGGTTTTAAAACTACAGATGTATTGCGCGGCAAAGATATGAAAGAAATAGGTTATAAGGTTGGTTTAGATTTTGCGGGTAAGTCTACGGGTAAAGATACAGAAAGTGATTTTGAATGGATAGGTAATCAAAAAGGCGACGAGTATTTAAAGATTTATCAGTTGTCCAGGAGCCGTTTAAAATCGTTGGAAGAAGTTTTTCAGGAAGAAGGGAATTACAATTTAATTTATTCTGAGTTAACGCGTCTGGTAGAAGCGTATGAAAATTATAAAAAAGTCAAGGGAAAAGTTGACTTTACGGATATGATAGAACGGTTTATTGCAGAAGACCAATGTCCAGATATAGAAGCTTTAATAGTAGATGAAGCGCAAGACTTATCAACATTGCAGTGGAAAATGATTGATACTATTAGACAATCTCCTAACATACAGATATTTACCGGTGACGATGATCAGGCAATCATGAACTTTCAAGGAGCGGACGTACAGGCTTTTCTATCGGCAACCAAAGAAAAAGAAGTTTTAAATCAATCGTATCGTATTCCTGAAACCGTATGGGAACAAGCACAGCAGATAGTCACACGAATTGATGATCGCGCTCCTAAAGAATGGCATCCTAAAAAAGAAAAGGGTTCTATCTTTTATCATAACTCATTAGAAGAAGTTCCTATCGAAACAGGAGAATGGACTATATTGGCTTCTACCAATAGGTTGTTAGATCGGTATGCTTTGCAATTGCGTGAAGAAGGTTGGATCTACAGTAGACATGACCATCCTAGTATTCCAAGAAAATTGTATGATGCTATCTTATCGTGGGAATCTTTGTCGAAGGGCGAAGAGATTAGCGTAAGTCAGGTAAGAAACATATACGATCACATGAATGCTAATGAAGGATTTAAAAAAGGATTTGGTGGCAGGTCTAAAAAGTTTTTAGAATTGCCTGCAGACAGTTTAATACGCATGGATTATCTCAGAGATCATCTAGGGTTATTGGTTGATGGATCTAAACGATGGCATCAGGTGTTGGGTAAGGTTGGTTTAAACACACAAAATTATTTGTTAAACGCTTTAAAACGGGGCGACAATGTAAAAAGCCCTAGGATTAAATTAAGCACTATACACTCTATGAAGGGTGGAGAAAGTGATAATATTCTGCTAATCTCAGATATATCGTATGCGGCCTCTAAAGAAATGATAACGAGACCATCAACTTTACACCGCATGTTTTATGTAGGAGTAACACGAACTAAAGAAAATTTGCACATTATGCAACCAGAAACAGAAAGGTACTATGAGTTATGACGGTATGGAACAAAGGGGGAGAACATTATAAAGGTTTTAAAATACAACCCTCACAATTTATCAACGCTAACAATTTACCTTTTGCGGAAGGAAACATTATTAAATATATTTGTCGACATCCTAAGAAAGGCAGAAAGGAAGATATATTAAAAGCAATCCATTATTGCGAAATGATACTCGAACGCGATTATGGAAGCCAAGATAATGTATGAGCAGGATTTATTTAATGAACCTACATGGGTTCCTCCAATTGAATTACCAGATTTATCTAAAGAAACTATTATTGCTATTGATGTAGAAACTTGTGATCCTAACTTATTAACACTAGGTCCAGGATGGTCCAGGAACGATGGGCGGTTGATAGGGATTGCTGTAGCGTCTTCTAAGTGGTACGGCTATTTACCTTTTGGTCATGAAGGCGGTGGTAATATGTCTAAGAAGATGGTGGTAACATGGTTACAAGATCAACTTAAACATGGCATGTCTGTAGTCTTTCATAATGCGCAATATGATTTA